GCCGCCTCGTTACCTTATCCGATCGACTTGATCATTAGGTTGAGTGCTTCAACCATGGCGGTAATGTCCATCTTAGACTTGAACGTGTCAGCCTTTTGAATGCGTGACCGAGCATCAACCAATAGCTCGGTTACCTTTACCTCTGGCGGTCTGGTGCGAGCATTCGCGTCCATCTTTCCTGCTTCGATTAAGCCTTTTACCTTGAGGCGATTAGTATAAGCAGTGTGAATACCGCCTATAATCGAGTTGGACTTCCTAATCCAATTGGCTCGATTTCCCGTGCCGACATAGGTATTGCCTGCGGCCTTGCTAGACATGGCTATCAAAGCTTTGACCTGATCAGAATATTGATCTTCGATCGTGCGTTTCAAAGCGTTCCATCCCTCGACAGTGTTAGTAGACAGCGCTTTGTTCGTACCTTGAACGGGGCTAAGGAAATGCGTGACCGGAATGTTTTCCTTAATGAAAACGTCTAGCATTTTCATCGCGTCCTTTTCTGATTTCAATAAGCCTTTAGTATAAGTAGCCGTTTCCTTGAGGGCTTCAGTAGAAAACTTAACTGTGTTTGACTGTGTCATATTGTGTCCTTTCAAAGACGTTATCGATTGGTGCATCATTGCCCGTTCGATGACTTATATATACGTCTTTTGGTGTGCTGTGTCTTACTTACCCATCGCATGGTATCAAATGGTAGTGACTCACTACCTTTCTGACGTATGGTGACCCCCACGTACCCCCAACCCCCCTGTATAGCGACACGTCTCGCACTTCTATATAATAAAGATTTGCGCAAACTTTTTCGTTTTCCCCAAATATGGAACATTGTTCTACTTCGAGGAAGAGTAGCAGTTCATGGGGTTCGGTAATAACAATCTAATGTAATCAATAACTTAGCTACCCCCCACCCTTTTTCGGCACGTTAAGCTACCCCCACCCCCCACTTTAAAAAACATCAATAGGAGTCCCAGATTGAAAAGACTGCAAAAATTTTTTATACTCAAACAAAACAGGGGTGGATAAAATGGCGATACATATAGAACCAGAACTCAAAGTGCCAATGGGAGATGCACCAAAGATGGGCGACCTAGCGGTCAAGGCTGCGGCTGCTGCAAAGACTGCGGAGTACCTGCACGCCAATGGTCTGGAGATCAAAGCGAACAACGAGGACAAGGATACAGCGGCTGCACTGGCTGTGGCATACGCAGAGAATCCTGATAAGGTTTCTAAGGTTGCTACTCCAAAACGGGTGGCGAACCTGACTCCAGCCACACTGCTTATGACAGACAGGATACTCAAAGACTTTGGGCATTCGGTAGTGAAGAGCGCAACACAGGTACGTTACCTAGTCACGAACAAACTGATCGAAGAGACGGAGAATCCTGACCCACGTATCCGCATACGTGCCTTGGAGCTGCTTGGTAAGATTAGCGACGTAGGNCTGTTTGCAGAAAAGTCTGAGGTGACAATCACCCACCAGACAACGGGTGACTTAAAAGATAAGCTACGTGAAAAGCTGTCGCGGTTGGTAAACCCAGAAGCCGAGGATGCCGTAATGATGGAAGGTGAGGTCATCGACGTAGACAAAGAGCTAGGGCTAGGCGATGACTAACACCTCTCCGCTAGCCGACCTAGCTACAGATATGGATTTCTCTCCTGTTGAAATACAGCACATGCTAGACAACCTAGACTCGTTTAGCTCCGAAGAGCTGGAAGAGATAGATAAGATCGTAGGGGAACTCTCCACTCGAAAACACAACCAGTCAGCGCATGACGACCTCATAGAGTTCTGTAAGAGGATGCAGCCAGACTATAAGGTAGGTCGGCATCACAGGATACTAGCAGACCAGCTCATGGCGTTGGAGGACGGTTCTAAGGACCGTGTGTGCGTCAACATACCCCCACGCCACGGGAAGTCGCAGTTAGTGTCTATCATGTACCCAGCGTGGTTCTTAGGCAGGAACCCGAACAAGAAGGTAATGATGGTCTCGCACACCACAGACCTTGCGGTGGACTTTGGACGGAAGGTTCGTAACTTAATCTCCGTCGATGCGTACAAAGATATATTCCCAGAAGTCTCGCTGGCGATTGACTCTAAGTCTGCGGGGCGATGGAACACGAACTTTGGGGGCGAGTACTTCGCCTGCGGTATTGGCTCTGCCCTTGCGGGTCGTGGTGCTGACCTCTTGCTGGTAGATGACCCACACTCGGAGCAGGACGTTATCAATGGGAACTTCTCTGTGTTTGAGAAAGCGTATGAGTGGTTTACCTTCGGCGCTCGTACACGTCTGATGCCCGGTGGCCGTGTGGCTATTGTACAGACTCGCTGGCATATGGACGACCTTACAGGCCGTGTGACTAACGACATGGTGAAGAACCCGATGTCGGATCAGTACGAAATAGTTGAGTTCCCTGCTATTCTGGACACAGAAGACAAAGATGGGAAGCCTATACAGAAGCCGCTGTGGCCTGAGTTCTTTGATCTACCAGCTTTGGAGCGTACCAAGGCGTCAATGCCTGCGTTCCAGTGGAACTCTCAGTACCAGCAGCAGCCTACTTCAGAAGAAGCGTCAATTGTCAAGAGGGAATGGTGGAATATATGGCCGAATGACACCCCGCCAGCCGTGGAATACATAATTATGTCCCTTGATGCGGCAGCAGAGAAGCATAACCGTGCCGATTACACCGCACTTACGACGTGGGGCGTGTTCTTTAATGAGAATGAGAACGCACACCACCTTATTCTCATGGATTCTATCAAGAAACGGCTAGAGTTCCCTGAGTTAAAGACTCTTGCCATGGAAGAATACAACAAATGGGAGCCAGATTCGTTTATTGTGGAGAAAAAGTCCTCTGGGACCGCTCTATACCAAGAAATGAGGCGTATGGGCCTGCCTGTACAGGAATATACCCCCCACAGAGGTACAGGAGACAAGCTTGCGAGGCTTAATAGCGTAGCTGACATCATTGCGTCGGGTATTGTGTGGGTGCCAGCCACCCGCTGGGCAGATGAGCTAGTGGAAGAGGTGGCGGGGTTCCCGTTTATGTCAAATGATGACCTTGTTGACTCTACAGTCATGGCACTCTTACGGTTTAGGCAGGGTGGGTTTATCAGACTTCCGACTGATGAGATGGATGACGAGCCGACGTACCGTCATAAGAGAGAATACTACTAAAACCTCACTCTGGTATAACTTCAAAACACAAAACTCTCGTTTTACTGTTAGTTATTAAAACCATCGCCTCGGCCTTTGCAGACTCACACGCTTTATCCGTCCTGAACTGGCCCAATTGGTACACTTCAACGGCATTTTGACTGTATAGAAACCACATCAAGAAAAACATTACCACTTCCCCATATATTTACCGAGTGCGAATACCAGCGCAGCTATTCCAGTTACCGCAAAAAGTACCCCTATGCCCATAGTCATAGCCTCAAGGAGTTCTTCGCGTTCTTTCTCTTGCTGCCTTAACGCAGCCTTACGGGCTTTCCTTGCTTCGGCTTGCCAAGCAATCCAGCGGTCCCATGTGCCGGGTGGTCCGTATAATCTGCACCAAGACTCTAGTTCTTTTCGCTGCTCTTTTAACTTCTCTAGAGCTTGGAACTCTTCCCAGTCTCCTTCTGAGCCGCCAGTAATCGCAGCTATGGGAGAACTCTTCTTACGCTTTACAGCGTCTTTAAGCTCGTCCTCTGCATTAAGAAACTTGCCGACATGACCAACCATGTCTTTAACTTCTCGCCCGTTTTCAAGGCATTTCTTTATAACGGAATAGGCAGCGTTAGCCGCCGCTATGGTTTCTAAGACTGCCATCCAACATTATGAACTCTCCCGTATTCAAACCTTTCACTTCATATATAAAATAACTTTACACAAAATAAGGTTTTGGTTCAACATAGAACTGTGTTATAATAAATTCATAAGAATGGTTTATTCATTTTTTGCTCCCCCAAGAAACTAGGGGTCTTTATGGCCCCGATTTTTCTGATATAGAGGTATTTGAAGCGTGTTACTCCCAAGCGCGTTTCACGGCGGGGTGGGCATCCCACCCAACGGCCTGCCTCGCCACTAGACGCGCAGTAGTATAATCTGCTAACATCATAATGTGTACACAGTTAGGAGACTGTAATGGTGGTCGAGAAGCAAATGGACCCCTCTGATCTTGAGATCGAAGGGACAAACGCGGAGGAGATCGAAGTAGAGATCGTAAACCCTGAAGCGGTGTCCATCGATACAGGTGACGGCGGAGTAATTATTGATTTTGAAGGGGGCATGTCCGAGGAACTTCTTGGTGATGACCACGATTCTAACCTTGCAGAGTCTATAGAGGACGCTGTTTTACAGTCCATGGCTTCTGAGCTTGTAGGGGATTTTGATTCCGACAGGGAATCTCGACGTGATTGGGCAAGAGCCTACGTCAAAGGGCTAGACCTACTAGGAATGAAGATTGAAGACCGCAGCCAACCATGGCAGGGCGCGTCTGGTGTGTTCCACCCAGTGCTGACCGAAGCGGTTGTACGCTTCCAAGCGCAGGCTATGGGCGAGCTTTTCCCTGCTTCTGGGCCTTGCCGCACCAAGATTATGGGTAAGATGACCCCTGAGAAGTTAGATCAAGCTGATCGTATTCAGACAGAGATGAATTATCTCCTGACAGAGGAAATGACAGAATACCGTGATGAGACTGAGCAAATGTTGTTTAAGCTCCCACTTGCAGGCTCTGCGTTTAAGAAGGTCTACTACGACCCGATTATGGAGCGCCCAGCCTCTATGTTTGTCCCAGCGGAGGACTTTGTAGCGTCTTATGGGGCGTCCGACCTAATGACATGCCCACGCTACACGCACATAATGAAGAAAACGCCGAACGAAATCTTAGAGCTACAGGTAGCGGGCTTCTATAGAGAAGTTGATTTACCTGTCCCAGAGGCAGATTTCTCAGATATACAAGAAAAATACGATGAGCTTGATGGTGAGAGTGCTGTCATAGAGGACGATGACCGTCATACAATTCTTGAAATGCACGTCACCATGAACATGCCAGAAGAGTTTGATGACCCTGACGGTATCGCGCGTCCGTACGTGTTACCATCGACAAGTCTTCTCGTGAAATTTTATCCATCAGAAGGAATTGGTACGAGGATGATCGTAAGAAAAAGAAACGAGCGCATTTCGTTCATTATAAATATTTGCCGGGACTGGGGTTCTACGGTACGGGGCTTATTCACCTCATTGGTGGTCTCGCCAAGTCTGCTACTTCAATTCTTAGGCAGCTCATTGATGCTGGTACACTATCAAATCTGCCTGCTGGTCTTAAAGCTAGGGGTCTCCGTATTAAAGGCGACGACACCCCTCTTATGCCGGGTGAGTTCAGGGATGTGGATGTACCGGGTGGGGCTATCAGGGATTCGATTACGTTCATACCTTACAAAGAACCGTCGAGTGTTCTCTACTCGCTATTGGGAAACATCGTCGAAGAGGGAAGACGAATTGGCTCAGTTGCGGACATTCAAGTAGGTGACATGAACGCACAGGCACCTGTGGGTACAACGCTTGCTTTGATGGAACGCTCCATGAAAGTGATGTCTGGGGTCCAAGCGCGTATGCACGCAGCTATGAAGAAAGAACTTCGTTTGCTGTCGGGTATTATCCGTGACTACATGCCGTCAGAATACGCCTACGAGATGGATGGTGACTTTGATCGTCAGAAAGATTTCGACTCTCGTGTAGACGTTATCCCCGTATCTGATCCTAATGCTGCAACAATGTCTCAACGGATTATGCAGTATCAGGCAGCTCTACAACTCTCTCAGCAGGCTCCACAGCTTTATGACTTAGGTAAGCTGCACCGACAGATGCTAGAAGTTCTGGGGATTCAAGACGCTTCAGATATTATTAAGCTACCAGACGACATTAAACCGTCTGACCCCGTTACAGAAAACATGATGATGCTGAAGCAAGAGCCTGTTAAAGCGTTCAAGTATCAGGATCACGAGGCGCATATCGCTGTGCATATGGCTGCGATGCAAGACCCGAAAATGCGGGAGATGGTTGGTCAATCCCCCTTCGCCCAAGCTATAGGGCAAGCAATGGCAGCGCATATAACAGAACATGTTGCGTTCCAGTACCGTCGTGAAATTGAGAAGATGCTTGGTGTTGAGATGCCAAACGAAGATCAGCCTCTACCAGAAGATGTAGAGATTCAGCTTTCTAGGTTGGCAAAAGACGCCGCAGAGAAATTGCTTCAGAAAGATCAGACGGAAGCACAGCAGAAGCAAATGGAACAGCAGCAGCAAGACCCTGTTGTTCAGATGCAGCAAGCTGAGTTGCAGATAAAACAGAAAGAACTACAGCATAAGATTCAAATGGATACCGCTAAGTTGCAGATTGATGCAGAGCGTATATCCGCTGAAAACCAACGAGAGGGCGCACGTTTAGGCGTCAGACTCGCTACTGATCTGGACAAATCTCAACGAGAAGATCAGAAAGAAGGCGCAAAACTAGGTATGGAAATAGCAAAGGAGCTTGCTAAGGGAGATGGACGATAACATATTTACGCTGGTGGGTCGTAAACTAGATGGATACGAGGACGAATTGAAAACGTACCTCGCATCTGGCGCGGCTGATACCATGGAACTTTACAACCGTATGGTGGGTAGAATAGAAGCTTTAAGGTTTATTAGAGACGACATTAAAGAAATTGAGACGCGGTATATTGAAAGATAACATCTTTTGGTGTATCGTACACTTGGGAGAACTACGCAGGTAACTGCGCAGGGTATCTGTGAACCTTTAATCACTGCAAGGTATGAAATGTATACAGCAAACAAAAAGACCGAGGAGAAGGTAGCCTCTAAACTACCTAAGCCACAAGGATACAAAGTCCTTATTGGTGTACCTGAGATGAGCGATAAGACTGATGGTGGGGTCATAATGCCAGACGGGATACGTTCCGCAGAAGAAACGGCATCTATCATTGGATTTGTTGTAGAGCTAGGCCCAGATGCCTATGCCGATAAGTCTAAATTTCCAAATGGACCGTATTGTAACGAGGGAGATTTTGTAATCTTTCGTTCGTATTCTGGCACTCGATTTAAAGTCCATGGAAAAGAGTTTCGCTTAATCAATGACGATACTGTTGAAGCAGTTGTCGACGATCCACGGGGGTATACAAGAGCATGAACCAATTAGCAGAGCAAACCGAATTTAAAGATGAGACAGTTGCAGAAGCACTTGCCAACGCATCTGATGTCGAGCCTGATAACGACAGTGAATTTGAAATAGAAGTTGTCGATGACACACCAGAACCCGATAAAGGTAAGCCTCGTCGGGCAGAAGGATCAGAACCCGATGTCTCCGATGACGACGAAGTTGGAAAGTACAGCGAAGGCGTTCAAAAGAGAATCAAAAAGCTAAAGTTTGAATTTCACGAAGAACGACGTGCAAAGGAAGAAGCTGCTAGGCTCCAAGAAGAAGCACTTCGCTTTGCCCAGCAGACTAAAGCCGAAAACGATCAACTTCGCAAAACTCTTTCCGAAGGCGAGGGCGTGCTTGTGGGGCAGGCCAAAGGCCGTGTTACAGCACAGCTAGATAGAGCAAAGGCCGCGTATAAAGCTGCGTACGAAGCAGGTGACCCCGACGCCTTACTGGAAGCTCAAGAACAGCTTACAACGCTCCAGACCGAAAAAATACGGTACGACAATTATAAACCACAACCACAACGCGTGGAACCCACTGCCGCACCCGCACCCGCACCTGCCCCACAAGCACCTCGTCCAGATGAACGTGCTATGAATTGGGCTAGCAAGAATGAATGGTTCGAGAAAGACCCTGAAATGACAGGGTACGCCTACGGCCTGCATGAAAAACTTGTTAAAAGTGGGATTGATCCACGGACAGAAGAGTATTACAAAGAAATAGACACTGCGGTTCGCCGTGTGTTTCCAGATAAGTTTGACGATGGTACTATCGAGGTATCTGCACCCCAACGTCAAGCGGGCAACGTAGTCGCCCCCGCCGCTCGTAGCGGAAAAAGACCACGCAAAGTGCAACTGACCTCCACGCAGGTTTCTCTCGCCAAGAGACTTGGTCTGTCAAACGAACAATATGCGGCGCAATTGATGAAGGATATGAAATAATGTCGGATAGAAACTCACGCACTACAGATACTCGTAATTCGAGTGTACGCAAGGTGTCATGGCAGAGGCCAACAATGTTACCAGTCCCCGAACCTAAAGCAGGTATTGAATACCGTTGGGTTCGCACAGCAACACTTGGGAATAATGATAACACTAACGTCTCTTCTAAATTTCGTGAGGGATGGACACCCGTTCGTGCAGAAGATCATCCAAACCTTCAAGTTGTGTCTGATATCGATTCTCGATTTACAGACAACATAGAGGTCGGTGGATTACTGCTTTGTCAGAACTCTGTCGAAAACGTAGCAGCTAGACGCGAAGCACAGCTAGATCAGGCCCAAAACCAGATGAGTGCTGTGGATAATAGCTACTTGCGTAATTCAGACCCGCGTATGCCCGTACTAGACCCAGAACGGTCAACGCGATCATCATTTGGTAAGTAACTCGGAAGGGGAGCTTATCTAACTTAAATTAGGAGTAAGAGAGATGGCTTTAACAGCAGCTCCCTATGGCTTAAAGCCCGTCAAACGTGCGGACGGTATGCCATATGCTGGGGCAACGTCCCAGTTCTTGATCGACCCAGCAGGAGAGGCTACAAACCTTTTCTACGGGCAGGTCGTTATATTAGGTGCTGATGGGTATATTGCCCTTAGTACTGCAACAGGTGCTGACATTGGCAACAATAACCTTGGCGGTGCCAATCTTGGTGCTATCGGTGTGTTTGTTGGTTGTGAGTATGTTAACTCATCAGGTCAGTTAGTTCAGGCACAATACTACCCAACGGGTACATCTAATGGCGATGCTATCAAAGCATACGTTGTTGATGATCCAAATGTACTTTTCCAAGTACAAGCGGATGGTGCTATGGATCAGTCTGA